AAAAAATTAATATATATCAGAAAGGCAGCCGGGGCTCCACAGTATTAAAAAAAATAACAAGAGGGACGCCCATTATAGTAACAGTCCAGGGACGCCCATGCACGCTTTATAGTATATTATATAATTAATTACCTGACATATTGAAAATATTATTATGATCACAATATTTTTTATTAAAAATGCAACCAGATTATGGAAGAAAAAAAGATTGGGGAGTTTTTAGAATGCCATCTGGGCAATATGCCCTTGCCAGAAGAGGTGCACCTGAAGTTACTGCAAGATACGGCTTCAATAAAAGAGTAGCTTCTTCTGCACAATTAGCAGCAAGAAAAAACGAAGAATTTGTTGGTCAAGGTCGTTATTCTAGAAAACGAAAATACTTCAGAGGAAAAGGTGGTTTCTTCAGTGATGCTGGCAACTGGTTAAAAGGAGCAGGTGGATGGGTTGGAGATAGAATGGGAACTATCTCATCCACCGCAAAAAACTTAGCTGAAGGCAATTGGGGTGCAGCTGCAAGATCTGGTTACAGATTAGGAAGTCAATTATTAGGAGGTTCAGGAGTTGGTGCTTACAAAATGAGAGGTCAAGGAATGTACACTGGACACGGTGCATATTCAAACAGTTTAATTGACCCTGATCCTTCTGACGACAGAATTGCTTCATTCACTTCAGCAAATGATGAAACGGGTGCAATCACTGTAACTCACAAAGAATATATTTGTGACTTATATGGTCCACCAACAACACCTGGAGTAGTAAATCAAATTGGAACATTTGTAAATCAATCTTATCAGATTAATCCAGCACTTGAAGCAACATTTCCTTGGTTATCACAAATAGCAGCAAATTACGATGAATACAAAATGAACCAACTAATTTTTACTTATAGATCAACAGTATCAGATTTTGCAACAAATAATGGACAAGTTGGAACTGTCATAATGGCTACACAATATAATGCTGCAGCAATACCATTCCAAGACAAAGAAAGCATGTTACAATATGATGCATCAGAATCTGGAAAAACAACTGCAAATATGTTACATGGAGTTGAATGTGATGAATCAAAATTAAAAACTGGAAACGGAGGATATACAAGATCAAATCCAGTAGTAATTGGACAAGATATTAAAACTTACGACCACGGTCAATTTAATATTGCTTTCGCAAACATACCAACTAATTTATTAGATCAATCACTTGGAGAATTATGGGTATCATACAGTGTAACTCTTTCTAAACCAAAAATATTCACAGGAAGAGGATACGCAATCGCAAGAGATTACTTCGTGAACCCAACAGACACAGCATATACGCCACAACTAAGTCCACCAATGGGAACACCAATAAACTTACTAAAAGGACAACAAAATAGCATTGGATGTTTAGTAATATCTAAAACTATATTCGCACCACTTCCTGGTGGTGTAGTACCTGTAGCATACAACGCAATTAATGATGTAATCTTCCCAGCAGGATACACAGGAAATGTAAAATTAATTTACACAGTGTGTTCAAGACCAGGAACAGGTTTTTTTTCAAATTATCAAAATCAAATTCCTGGTCAACCAGCAGGTACATTCTATACAGAAGAATGGTTGATATCACCACCAACACAATCTGAAAACTGCTTTGGAAACGTTACATTAATAAAAGATATATACGGCGCATCAAATCAACAAAACACTCAACCAGATGTTGCAAGAAATGCAGTTTCCAACATGTTCAATGTTCCAGGACTTTTTAGCCCAACTCACGTACACCAAATGTTTTTTATAGTACACCTAGCAATAGGAGTAGCAAATTCAGGACAAGACAATATTTTTAGATTCGGTAATGTACCACAGATTGCAGGAGCATATCCTATTACAAATTATTGTAGTCCAGTAATTCAATCAATACAATGTTGTTCACTAGATATACAAGAATATAACACATTTTCAACAAATAATTCATTACCAGTATTAATAAACCCACAAGGCGGTGTTGTATTTTTAGGTTAAAAATTTTCCGAGTTTTGGCCACCATGGTTTCTCGGAATTTTTAAAATTTTAATAAAATATTTTTTTTTTTTTTTTTTTTTTTTAAAATTTTTTTTTTTTTAAAGGGAAAAAAAAAAAAAATCAAATATTTTTTAAACAAAAAAAAAATAAAAAAAAAAAATTTCAAAAACAAATACACAAAGAACACGAGCTTTCTGTTTAACTATTAATAATCCAGGAGATGATCGTTACACTTTATATAATAATATCGTTTTTCCAAACAATACTCCTGTTATCTTCAATAATATTAAGCTTCAATACATTATTGTCGGAAAGGAGGTGGGAGAATCTGGCACTCCCCATCTACAGATGTTTGTTTACGCTACTGATAAGTACAGCCTCAACTCAATTCGTACGGCTTTTCCTGGTAAGAAATATGATTAGTAATATACTTATATTTTACATATTACTAATTGTATTTATTTACACTTTAAGGTGCTCACGTGGAATGCAAGTCAATGAACTCTACGTTCCTACAAGCCATTACTTATTGCAAAAAAGAAGGCGATTTCTTTGAATCCGGAAAGCCTCCTTTAGATAAAATCCAGCAAGGTGAGCCTGAGTCCCCAGAAATAACATTTGATGTAACATACAATGAAATGCCTCCTTTAGAGCCTTTACCATCTACATATGAAATGATGCCAAACGTTATTGAACGAATGAACGCTCCAAGTTGGTATCAAAGTGAAATAGCTTATCAGATAGACAGACTAATGTTCACATGCTTTTATAAAAATTATGATGTTTTAGTAATACATGAACATTGTCCAATTCATAATTCATTCCTTTGTGATTGTGGAGATGATGATGAATATGAGGATGATGATCTAAGTCTTGGAGATAATGTTTTTTGTGATGAAATGTCTAATTCAGATTAATAAAACTAATTTTTTTTTTTTTATTATTTATAGGGGAATTAGAAATAGAAAGGTACAAAAAAGCATGGGACTTAGCAAAATCAGGCGAATTAGATGAAATTGACGCTGATATTAGAGTAAGACACTACCAAACAATTAAATGCATTGCTAAAGACTTTATGATTAAACCAGACAATGAAGAAGATGTTACTGGGATTTGGTACTATGGTGTCTCTGGTGCAGGGAAATCTAGGCTAGCAAGAGAAAAGTACCCTGAATTCTATGACAAACCCTGCAACAAGTGGTGGGATGGATATCAAAACGAAGATCATGTTCTTATAGATGACTTAGGAAAAGAACATTCTTGCCTTGGGCACCACCTCAAAAGATGGAGTGACAGGTACTCATTTTTGGCGGAAACGAAAGGTTCTTCTATTCAAATACGACCAAAGAAGATAATAGTAACAAGTCAGTATAAAATAGAAGATATCTTTACTGATGACGAAACAGCATCAGCAATAAGAAGACGTTTTAAAGTTATACATGTTAATAACTTTTTCCAATCCCCCCCTTCCCCCATAAGCTCAGAAGATGAAAATAATTTAATTTAAATAAAAACATTTTATTAACTTTCATCTTATATATATACAAGTTAAAACGGTCCGAACACAGAACGAAACGGGACCGCTGGGACAAGCCCAGCCCATAGGGTCTATAGGTAATAATAGCTATAGACCCTAAGGGCAGAAGTGAAAAAAATTATTTTTTCCCTTTTTGAGTATATTGCATCTCCGGATACTCCCAATCATTATAAGATTTATGAGCACCAAAACGAGAACCACCATGTTGCATAGCAGTCAAACGAGTATAAAAACTTTCAGTTTTTGGACGTGGTTTAGGTGCCAAACGTATCGTAGGAGCAACAGAAGGAGCACTTTCGATTTTAAAAGGATCACCAGTCAATTTCCTTTTCTTAAAATCGTCATAAGCACCGCGTCCTCTATAATTTTTGAAACTTCTTGTATGATAAGCTCCACCTACATACAAAAATAATAATTAAGTTTAAAAAATCTGACAGGAACGCGAGCCGCCCCAGCCGCCGGGAACCGCCGAGACGGCGCCCGGACAGGCAGCCGGGGCTCCACAGTAATTACAAAAATCACAGGCGGGAACTACATGGTTGCCACTTTACACTTTTAAAGCACGCTATGTAGTATATATATTAATTACCTTCTAAAGAAACTTGATTAGAATGTGTATTTAAACCACTTAAAACAACATCTAAGTCGTTATCAGAAAATGGTCTAGGTAATGATTGATATATGTGATCAATATCAATGTCTTTTTCATAAATACCATGCTCTTTTAAAGCATTGAGTATTCGAGTGTAAGAATAAGTAGGAATTTCAACACGATCATCATAATGATCCTGAGGTGCATCAGGATACTTTCTTTTATTAGAAACCGACAAAAGTGGAATACCAGTATAAGGATCCTGCCCAATCCTTTTAAAGTATTGTAGGCGTGCCCAAGTATCATTCTTGCGATCTTTGTTATATTTTCTTTTAAACATTTTATAAAATCACAATTTTTTGTGATAGAAAATGGAATCATATCCAAAATCAATTCCAGCAAGAAGGGCATTAGTTAGAAATATCATTGACGGGCAATTAGCCGGTTATACTTATCAAAAAAGAGGAACCGCAGCATCTTTAGATAGATACGGTTATTCAAAAAAATACGCAACATCTGCACAAATGAACAATAGATCATTAGATGGATTTACTGGAAAAGGCAGATATAAGCGAAGACGAGCTCCTACATCAAGAAAAAGAGTTTATAGAGGTAGGGGAGGATTTTTTGATGATGCATGGCAATGGACAAAAGGAGCGGCTGGATGGGTCAAAGACAGAGCAGCACCAATTGCAGAATTGGCTGCTGCTGTTGACACAGGCCAATGGGAACTAGCCGCACCAATTGCAGCAAGACTAGGAAACCAACTCCTAGGAGGAAAAGGAGTTGGAAAATACAAAATTAGAGGTATATACAAATTTTTGAATACTAATTCATTTTATTTTATAATAATAAAATAGGAAGAGGAATGTACACTGGACATGGATCTTATGGAAACACTTTAATAGATCCTTTACCAGGTGATGACAGAATTCCACAATTCTCATCAGCAAACGACGAAACTGGAGCTATTACAATCAGTCACAAAGAATACATATGTGACTTGTATGGTCCACCGCAAGGATCAAATGGAACATTTGTTAACCAATCGTATCAAATTAATCCTGCTTTGGAACAATCTTTTCCGTGGTTATCACAAATAGCACAGAATTACGATGAATACAAAATGGTTCAATTAATTTATACATTCAAATCAACAGTTTCAGACTATGCATCGAACACAGGTCAAGTTGGAACAGTAATTTTAGCAACACAATACAACGCTGCAGCATTACCGTTCCTTGACAAACAAAGTATGTTAGAATACGACGCATCACAAAGTGCAAAAACAACTGAAAGTATGATACATGGAGTAGAATGTGATGAATCAAAATTAAAAACAGGAAATGGAGGATACACAAGAGCTAATCCTGTATTAGTGGGACAAGATATCAAAACTTACGATCACGCACAATTCAATATAGCATTCGCAAATATTCCTCTAACATTATTGGATCAATCACTTGGAGAATTATGGGTATCATATACCGTAACTTTGGCTAAACCTAAAATTTTCACAAATAGAGGATTAGGAATAGCTAGAGATTACTTCGTAAATCCAACTGATACAGTGTTTGCTACAAACACAGTTGGACCAATGTCACAAGCTGGAAACATTCTCAAAGCACAACAAAATAATATTGGATGCAAAGTTCATCAAGTTAATGGAATTTGTTCAATAACTTTTCCAGCAGGATTTGTAGGAAATGTAAAAGTCGTATATTTGTTAACAGCAGGATCTGGTGTAACATTTAATATAGGAGGCGGTAGATACCTTGTTGACTTTCCTACACAAGCTGCAAATTGTTTAGGAAACGTTACATTACTAAGAGATATATACGGAACCGGAATCCAATCAGGAGTAAACACTGATGTAGCAACTGATTGCGCAACAAATATGTGCGGAACCCCAACTATAGCCCAAGGCGGGGTAAACCAAATGTTTTACATTGTACACTTACAAATTGGAGTAGCAAATTCAGGTGCAGACAACATATTTAGCTTTGGAAACATCCAAACAGGTGCGTTTGGACCGGATATAACTCCTAGAGTAATACAATCACAATCACTTGATATTCAAGAATATAACACATTTTCTACTGCAAACGGATTACCAGTATTAGTA